CGTCATGCTCGCGGCTCATCTCGTCGGCCTCAGTGAACGTCATGGCGAACTGGTAGTACGCCTTGCGCGGCTCGCCTGCGAGAACGTGGCCTAGCGTCTTCCTGGCGCTGCGCCGCGCATCCTCGGTTGCTCTCTCCGCGTAGTAGTCCTCCAGTTCCTCTGGTGAGGCGTCCGTGAGGATCCACGTGTCGGTGGTGCTGGAGAACACCGCGAGCTTGCCGTCCGGCTGCCTGATGATCTGGTGGCCCATGGCGCCGAGCCTAGGACGGCCGGGGATCGGTCACCTGGCACATCGCCTCCAGCACGTCAATCACGTAGACGAAGACATCGGATACGCGCTCGATCCGGCCACCGCAAGCACCGCACGCAGCTTTTCCGGGTGACCCGGCTTCCGGCGGACATTCCAGGCCGCAGTCCTCGCACGCCCACACCGTCCGGTTCATGACCGCAGCCTAGCCAGCACGGAGGCGGGTGCGCCGTGGCTGACTCCGACACCGCGAAGATCGTCCAGTTCCCGGATCTGAAGCCCGCCACGCGTCGGCAGTTGCTCGGCTCGGAATTGGGCTCCCAGTGGGATGTCCAGGACCGAATGTTCTCATTCTACTCAGATGGTGCCGTATTCGACTATTCCGAGTGGACTAGCCGAGATATGGCCGTGATGCTCCAGAGGGACGGCCAGGCCGCCGCGATCGAGGCCGTCCTCACGCTGCCGATCCGGCAGGCCAACCGCAGCATCGAGAAGGGCAAGGACGACAAGGGCGAGGCCGAGTTCGTCCGCAGCGTCCTGGTGGCACCGGAGACCGCTGGCGGGATGAAGACGCCGCTACAGGACGTCATCGGGCAAATCACCTCGGCTCAGACATACCGGAAATCCTTCCACGAGAAGGTGCTGGCACAGAGGGACTCGGACGGCAAGATCGTCTACGAGAAGCTGGCGTTCCGGCCGTCCGCGACGTGCGAGCAGAAGCGGGATGCCCAGAGCGGAAATGATCTTGGGTTCAGGCAGCAAACCTGGGCGTTTGGTGGCGTACTGGCCAACCAGAAGCAGGGCAAGCTACCCGGATACGTCGATATCCCGAAGATCCGGTCATGGGTGTACGTAAATGGCAAACACCGTGACCCGCTACGGGGCGTTTCCGAACTTGAACTGACGTATTTCTGCTACACGACGAAATTGAAGCTTTTGTTCCTTTGGTACCAATTTCTGGAGCAGCAAAGCCTCCCGAAAGTCATCGTGTATGGCCAGGACCAGCGCGAGGCCAGCGCCAAGGCCGACGACATCGCCTCGATGCGCTCCTCGGGCGTGGTCGGGTTCCAGCGGGCTCCGGACGGCGCCAAGACCTTCGAGCTTCTGGCCAGCGACGGCAAGGGCGCGGACCAGTTCCAGGCCGCCCTGCAGTTCCTCGAGAGCTGGCAGACGCAGTCCGTCCTCGCCGGGTTCCTCGGCCTGTCCAACATGGCCTCCCTCGGCCGCGGCAGCCTGGCTTTGAGCCAGGACCAGTCCGCGTTCTTCCTCAAGTCCCGCCAGGCGGTCACCACGGAGATGGAAACAGCCATCACCCACGACGTGATCGCGCCCTTGGTCACCTTGAATTTCGGGCCGGGCGCGTCGTACCCGAGCTTCAAGTTCGGGGCGCTGACCGACGAGTCCGACGCCGCCCTGGTGACGCTGTTCCAGACGATGAGCGCCGCGCCTGCCCTGCAGGTGCCGGCCGGCATCCTCGACCTGATCACGGTCCGGCTGGCGAACTACCTGAACCTGGACGTCTCAGCCGTGGAGCAGGTCATCCAGCAGGGCGCGAAAGACCGGGCAGCGCAGGCGCAGGCGACGGCACCGCCGGGTGTCCCCCCGCATGTCGCGGCGGGGATCGGGAACCTCGCGGGAGGGGTGTCAGCAGCGGACAAGATCGCCAAGGCGGCGATAGCGCAGTCGAAGATGAGCCCGCTGCCGGAAGACATGTCCGAACCGTTCGACACGCCGAACATGTCGATCAACCCGAAGTCGTAGGCTCGCTGCCGTGATCCTCAGCCGTGACCCGCATGGATGGCACGCGGACCTCAGCGATGAGGAAGTCCGCCTCCTTGACCTTGCAGTGTGCTTGCTTGAGCCGGCCGAGGTTGTCAGCCCTGACCAGCGGAACACGCTGGCGGGCATCGGGAATGCTCTCATGGAGGCTGTCCGCGACCTCGGGGGATGATGCGGTGCCTGCCACGACGACAGCACCGCAGCAGCAGAAACCCCCGCCGCAGCCTCCGCCCAAGCCAACACAGGCGCAGCTCATCGCCGCCATCCTCGCCGCCCTCGCCGTAGCCGTGACCGCCGCAGGGGTCGCAGCAGCGCTCGGGACGCTGTTCCTCGCGGCCGGGATCCGCCGCCCGGCGCTGAAAGCGGTAGCGGCCCTGATGCTGTCGTGGCCGCAGGGCGCGCTGGAGGGAACGGGCCCGGCCCAGCGATGGGCGATCAGGACCAACGCTCTTAGGCGCGCCCAGTACTTCTTGTCCGCGTGCAGGAGGGTGCAGGCGGCGGCCGACGGGGCACGGGCTCACAACGATCACATCGGTGCCGCGATAGCGAAGGCACTGAAGGCGGAGTGGCGATTTCAGGCGCAACAGGTGAGCGCCTCACAGCAAAGGGTCACGGCGACCTCGGCTGTTGACGGCATGGCGGCCACGTACGGAAACCTGCTCGGCTGGAATGCCGTGATCGACCCGCGATGCACGCCCGAGTGCAAGGCAGCCGATCGCAAGAACTTCCATGCAGACAAGCCGCCGGCGATCGGCTATCCGGGCACGACGCATCCGAACTGCCGGTGCTTCCCCTCGGCGCCGTTTGAGGATGCCGCGACACTCCCGTAGGCGGTGAGCATGGCGCTCGCCCTCGCTGACCCGTCCGCCACGCTGAAGACCCCCGCCAAGGACGACATCGCCGCGAGAGTGACCGCGCAACTCCAGCGCGACTACCCGCCCGGTGCCCTGTCGTGGATCACCGGCTTGTCATGGGCCGGCCCTCAGCAGGTCCCCGTCACGCAGATCGACCGCACGCACGGCGACACCGACTGGCAGGCAGCGGCAGCGGACAAGGCCAAGCTGCAAGCGTTCCGGAAGCGCATCGCCGCCGGGTGGCGCAAGCCGGTCGTCCTGGTGCGCTCACCGGGCGGCGCCAGGCTGTTCGCTGTCGACGGGCACAGCAGGATCCTCAGTTGCGAGGCACTCGGCCAGCCGGTCACGGCGTATGTGGGCACCGCGAAGACGGCTGCGGGCCCGTGGACGTCCCTGCACAGCCGGCAGCTCCCGGCCGATCCCGCCGTCGACCTGAGCGCGCAGACGGCCGGCTACTCGGTCACCCCGTCGCCGCTCGGGCGTCCCGGCGGTCCCGGCCTGTGGTTCAAGGGCTGGAAGCTACCTGATTACGTGGAAAACGTCGCGAGAGGCATCATGCAGGGCGGGATGGCCGATAAGTCGATGGCCATCGCCACGGCCATCGCGGCGTGCAAGCGGTGGGCGGCAGGCGGCGGGAAGGTAACCCCCGAGGTCCGTGCCGCAGCGGCCAAGGCAATCGCGGAGTGGGAAGCACTCAAGGCCGCAGCGCCGGGCACGCCAAGCCACCAGCACGCGAACGACCTCCCCGCGCTCGACCTGGCGGGCACGTTCACCGAGCAGCTTCACCCGCGTGTCCCCGCAGGGCAGGGCGGAGGCGGACGGTTCGGCTCCAAGGGCGGCCCGCTCACCGCGAAAGCCCGCGCCCGCAACACCCCCGTCACGGCACCGGTTCACGCACCCATGACCGGCACGTCGCTGACGCAGGCCCAGCAGCTCCGCTACCAGGCATCGCAGGATCGTCACCTCGCCCGCCAGGTGCTGGTGAAGGTGGCGGGACTGCAGCGGGTCCGGGCGTCCTACATCGCGGGCAAGACGACCGCTACCGGTGCTCCGGTGAACCCGGCGAAGTCCGCGGCGGCCAAAAAGGCGGCAGCGACGAGGGCAGCGGCTCCCGGTGCGGCAGCCAAAGCGTCGGCGGCAGCGAAAAAGGGCGCGTCGAGCAGGAAAGCGACCGTGGCGAAAATGACCCGGCAGATCCGCACGCTGAAGGGCGATGCGCGGGCGCTGCTGAGTGCGGCGAACCACCTCGACGCGCAGGCCGCGGGACTGTGACCCCGCGCGGTCATCTCGTCAGCGACCCGGTCGCCCCGCCGTGGCCTGCCGTGATCGAGCTGGCCGCCGCTCCCGGCCTGACCCCGCGTTCGGGCATGATCTCGCTGGACCTGCCGAAGGGCACCATCAAGCCCGTCCCCGGCGGCGTGGATGGCCACCACATCACGGTCGTTTACCTCGGTCCCGACGTGGACGACGGCGCGTTCGCGCAGGCATGCTCGCGTGCCCGCTCGGCAGCGGCGTCGGCACCGGGACCGCTGCCGGGGATCGTGAGCGGGATCAGTTCGTTCCCGCCGGGTGACAGCAGCGACGGGAAGCGTCCCGCGTTCGCCCCGGTCCACGTCCCCGGCGCGCACCGGCTGCGGTCCAAGCTGGAAGACCTGTCAGCGAGCGAGCACAAGGACTTCAGGCCGCACGTCACCATCGCCTACATCGGCAAGGACGACCCGCTGCCGCAGGCGGTGCCGCGTACCCCGGTGCGGTTCACCCACCTGAGCGTCCACCGGGGCGATGACGTGAAGCGGTTCCCGCTCGGCGCGAAGGCATTGACCAGGAAGGGGATCGCGTGAAGCCGAGCATCGGCCGGATCGTGCATTACGTCAGCTACGGCACGCCGCCAGGGCCGGGCGGTCTGCAGGTATTCGAGAGCCGGTGCCGTGCTGCGATCGTCACTGAGGTCAGCGGCGAGCACACGTCATCGAACGGCGTCCTGATCCCGAAGGTCGGGCTCTGCGTGCTCAATCCGACCGGGCAGTTCTTCAACCAGGAAGTCGTCTATCACGACCCGGCCGAGCATCCGGGCGCCATCAAGGGCGGGACCTGGCACTGGCCCGAGCGGGTGGATGCGTGAAGACTCCGCCACCGCAGCGTGCCGCAGGACGCCGGGCACTCAAGGCCAAGGGCCAGACGCTGCCGGGCACCACCAGTTACCCCACCCCCAACGTCGCCTACTGGCATAAGGCTGTGCAGTCGGTGGGCCGTGTCCCGGCGGGCAAGCGTCCCGCGCTGGCGTCCTACCTGAAGAAGCGGGCGAAGCAGCTCGGCATCGCGGGCGCGGTCAAGGGCACGTGGCTGGAGAAGTCCCCGGCCAAGGCGATGGCGAACGACACGGAGGCGATCGACCTGTCCACCACGACCCGCAGGCAGCCGCTGATCCGGGGTGCCGCCGACGTCCAGATGCGCCGTGCAGGCCCCGGAACCGTCACCGTCCAGCACAAGTCGACCGGCATCAAGGTCGGCACGCTCGCCGGGGCGTCCAACGGCGGCTGGCAGGCCACCCACGCGTCCGGGAAGAAGACACCCGGATCGGGCAGCATGCAGGGCGCGCTCGCCGGGCTCATCCAGTTCCACAACCAGCAGGCCCGCGCCAAGCTGCCTCCCGCGCAGCAGGACGGGACCGCTGTCATGCCCGGCGCGAAGTCGTACGCGAACGGCGAACAGGGCACGCTGGACCTCGCGGGCGCGCTGCCGCACTCCACGGCGGCATCCTCGGCGTCGGACGGGCCGAGGGTGACCGCGATGGGGTCGGGCAAGAAGGCCACCACCAAGGCTGCCCCGGTGCTGAAGATGTCCGCTCAGGGCATGGCACCCGAGGTAGCGAAGGTGTACGCCAAGCTGATCAAGAAGGGGCTGTCACCGAAGGCGGCGGCGGCGATGGCGAAGCGGGCGGCGGCGATGCACGCCAAGGCGACCGCTAAGGCCGCGTGAACCGCGCAGACGCTTTCGCCTGGTCGCTGGCCAGAGCCTCGAACACGTCCTCGCCGGACGGCTGCCGCTTGACCGACCCGATCAGCACCGTGCGGCCGAACATCGCCACGTCGGAGAACCGGTAGAGAACCGGCTCTGGCCACGGAGCCATCACATCTTCCGGGGACGGCTGGCACATCATCCCGTTCATGCGGGTGCTCGCGGGGACCGGGAGGTCCGTGCGGCCCTTGAGCGGGCCGTCGATGAACACCGGCAGGTCGCTCACCTGATCACCTCGCCTTGGATCAGGGCGGGCGCGTGCTCGACCTGCACCCGGACCTCTGCCGCTGCGGCCTCGGCTGAACCACGGTCGGCGAACGGGATCCGGATCCGCAGTCCCGGATCCCTGACCCATTCCTCGCCGCCGTACGGGTGATCGAAGCCGAGGGTCAGATACCAGCCGCTCATGTCGTCTCCTGGTCAGGTACGCAGCCGGGTGGCTCAAGATCCGCAGCCGGCCAGTCAGGAACATGATCCGGCAGCGGCGCCACATCCTGCGGCACCGGGGTCAGCCGCACCGCCCTGGTATCCCAGGCAGCGGTGAGCCACCACATCTCCAGGCACGCCACGCAGGTGACAGTCGGCCGCTCCTCGCCTTTGGTGCCGTACCGGATCTCGTAACTCGTGCCACCGCACCCGCCGCAGGCAAGCACCTCGCCCTCCGCCGGGCGCTTCCGGGCCGGCTCAGCCGCTGACATGCGATCAATCCTCTCAGGGAGGCGGTGTCCATGCCGACGACCCTGCTCACCCCCGTCGAGTTCGGGAACGCCCGGCGCGCGGGCGCGACCCTCTGGCGCAAGCAGCTCCTGCCCGTCGGTGAGATCAACTACGACGGCAGGAAGATCTCGTTCACCAGGGAATACCTCGCCGGCCTGGTCAAAGCCTTCGCCGAGAAGGCGTACCCCGTCGTGCCGTTCCAGTTCGCCGACCGGGACAACAAGCACACGATGGCCCCCGAGCAGCGGCGCGGCACCGTCAAGGCGCTCGAGCTGACCGACGACGGCCTGGACATCCTCGTGGAAGCGGGCGCGGAAGCCACCGCGCACCTCGAGGAATACCCCGACCTCGGCATCAGCGCGTCGATCTCGGAGGCGTACGAGCGCGCGGACGGCAGGTTCTGGCCCGCCGCCGTCCGCCACGTCCTCGGCACCCTTGACCCGCGCCTTCCCGACCTCAGGCCGTGGGAAGCGGTCGAGGCCGCGAACGACGGTGGCGAGGTGCTCGACCTCTCGGCGCTGGACTACGCCGCGCCCGAAGTGCTCGCCAAGCCCGCAGACGCCAAGCAGCAGCAACCAGCCAGTCCACCGAAGGAGCACACCGCCATGGCATTGTCCGAAGCGCAGGAGGCCCGGCTGGGCAAGCTGCTCGACCTCCCCGAAGACCAGTTCAACGCGCTGCTGGCCCCGCCCGCTGACCCGGCCGAAGGCACCGAGGGCGACGGAGACGGTACCGAGGACGGGGAACTGACCGACGCCGAACTCCAGCAGCTCATGGCCGAGGTAGAGGCCGAGACCGCCGCTGAGGGCCAGGAAGGCGCCGAGCCTGCGGAAGGTGAGCCCGCTCTCGCAGGCGCCCAGCTTTCGTCAGAGGCGCAGGCAGCCATCGACCTGGCCAACTCCCGCGCCGAGGAAACCTCCCTGCAGCTCGCCCGGGTCCGCAGGCAGCTCGACGTGACCGCCTACGAAGCGGAACGCGACAAGCTCGCCCGCGTGGACGGCATCCCGCCGCGCATCACCGACCTCGCCCGCGTGCTGCTCGAAGGCGAAGGACGGACCGTCGACCTGGCCAACGGCAAGAACGCGGACGCCGGCGCGATCGTGCGGCGCGTGCTCACCGAGGTCGGGAAGACCTGCAAGATGCTCGACCTGTCCGCCGAACTGGGCACTTCCGTGGACGGCGGCGCCGAAGCGGAGAAGGCAGCCGAGGACCAGAAGGTGGCCGAGCGCGGCGAACTGGTGTCGGCCGTACGGCAGATGACCGGTATCTGATGGGGCGCCACTTCGTCATCACGTCGGTCGCTGGGACCTCGACCACTCCGCCGCTGGTCAAGGGCACCGTGGTCGAGCTGACCGCCAGCCAGGAAACCGCGCTGGCCGCGGACCTGCGCGCCGTCACCCACCGGGACCGCTCTGGCGAGTCCGTAGGCGTGTCCAACTAGTTGCTTCGGGGATCCGCGCCGAACGGAGCGAGGATCAGCGTCTTCCCGTTCGCCTCGAACATCGTCTGCAAGTGGGCGAGCAGGTCCGTCTCTGCCGCATCGGGATCGTCGTCGTAGCCGTGCAGCCCGATCCCCAGGCGTTTGTCATCCACGAGCATGACGATCGCCTTGTCGCCGTCGCGGTACTCGGGATGCGCCTTGAGGGCATCGCCCATCGCCTCGCACAGGCGGGTGAGCCGGTCGTGCGGCTGGCCCTCGGTTCGCCTCACATCGCCCATCACTGCATCCCCTCCGGCCAGAACCAGCCGGGCCAGATCTCGCCCACCCGGTGCAGCGCCTCGCCGTAACCCGGCTTGTCGATGATCAGCACGTCCGGCAGCACCGTCTCGAGTTTCCACCGCGGCGGCGGGTCGTCCAGTTCCGTCATCCCGAACGACGTCGGGCCCAGGTCCCTCGCGGCCATCAGCCGCTTGCCCGGCCCGCCGCGGTCGATGCCGACGAGCACGAACTCCGGCGGGGCGTCCATCAGGCCCTCAGGCACGGACGGCTCCAGCAGCCTGCGGACCTGGTCTTCCAGCTTGCGGACCTCGTCCGCGTACTGGCCGATGGTCCAGCACTGCATGCCGATTAGCTCGGACTGCTCCGCGTTCGCCGCGCGTAACTGCCCGCACGTCTTCCACGGCCGCAGCCACCACGCGCTCACGCCTGCCGCTCCAGTTCCATGCCGCAGACCTTAGCGCGCACCCAGACACGAACCCCGCCCCTTCCTTGGTGCGGGTTTTTCATGCCCGAACACACCAAGGACGGTGAACCAATTTGTCCGGTTCTCTCCCGCATTACCGGCTTGGCCCGCAGAGCTACCAGGTGAGCGCCACGGTCCTCGGCGGCCAGCTCGTCACCGCCGACGGCTCCTCCGCTACCACGGTGTCCGTAGCCGGGGCGGGCGCGACCGCGGTCCTCGGTGTCGCCGGCAACGACGCCTCCCCGATCGTCTCCCAGGCCGGGAACACCACCGGCTACGGCGACCCGCTGGTCGACATCTCGGTTCTGCCCGACTACGTAAGCGTCTACGCCGCGCCCGGTGACCTGCACGTCACCTACGCCGCGAACGCCACCTTCGGCGCGCTGGTCAAGGCCGCCGCCGCCGGGACCGTCACCCCGTGGATCTCCGGCACGGACGCCGCCGGGCTCATCGTCGGCAGGTGCACCCAGCCGGGCGGCGTGACCATCTCCGCGAACGCCGTCGGCCGCATGCGGATGGTCAACTAACCGCCGCGATCTTCCCTGACCTTCTCCCGGCTGGGCTGACCGCCGGAAAGCACGAACCATTCACCGAAGGAAGTGACCTGTGCCCACTCCGGCCTATTCCAGCCTTGACGGCCCGAGAATTACCGTCGATGCGCTGCTCAAGGACCCGCTCGTTATTCCCGCGCTCATTCTCGACATGACACAAAACGAATTCATCGTCGATGCCGTTTTGCGTCAAGGCGGAATGGCTACGAGTGGCGCGGTGCGCTATTCGGAGAGCACGCCGCTCTACGCGGACGACACCCCGGAGATCCGCGCCGAGTTCGCGGAAGTGCCGGTCGTGCCCACGTCGGTCGGCATCCCCCGCGTGGTGTTCACCCACGAGCGGGCCATGGCCATCCTCATCTCCGACGAGATGCGGCGCAGGCAGGCGATCGACCCGGTGACGCGGCAGCTCATGCAGGTTAAGAACACGATGACTTACTCCTGGAATAGCGCCTTTTATTCCGCTGTGATAGCGAATGCCGGGATTCAGACGCTAGCCGTAAGCAACCCGTGGGCGTCGAGCAACGCGACCATCCGCGGCGACATCGCCAATGCGGTATATCTGGTGGAAAACGCCAGTATCAGTTCAAACCTGGGCATCTCGCAGTGGCTTGGCTTCGAAGCCGACACGATGATTATAAACCACGGCACGAAGAATACCCTGCTTCAGTCCAGTTCGTTCGCGGCGCCCTATATAGGGGACATTGCGAGTGAGAATCTGCAGTATACCGGGGTACTTCCCAATAAGATCTTCAATCTTGACGTTCTGGTATCGCGTCAGGTGCCAGCCGGCAATGCCATAGTCATGCAGCGCCAGCGCTGCGGGTTCGTGGCCGATGAACTCCCGTTCACGGCCGGCCCCCTCTACCGAAATGAGGAACGCAAATCCTGGCGTTCCGACACACAGCGGGCATCTGCCCTAGGGTTGGATCAACCGCTCGCAATCGTACTATTGTCGGGCGTCTAGTCCAAACCGGACATCTGACCCATCATTCCGAGGAGAACCACGATGCCCGCAGGCAGCGCGCGCAGCACCAGAGACGACTCCCCCGAGACGGCAGCCCGCAGGCTGAGGGAGGAGTCCGGGCCGCCAGCGGCGCCGAAGACGGCGCTCTGGGAGGCTCTCGCCAACCTGTCGGTGGGCCGGGACGACACCAAGGAAAAGTCCGCGGATGTCGTCCACCCGCACGAGACGGTCTGGCTCACCGAAGCGCAGTCGGCCGGCTTCCTGGACCCGCGCCGCCACCGCGTCCCCCCGATCCGCCCGGCGAAGGACCAGAACAAGCCAGCGCCGCCGATCACGGCACGTGACCTGTTCGGACGCCCCCCCGGACCCCCGGTCGACGCAAGGCCCGACCCGCCGCGTGACCCGGAGCGGACCGTGCTCGGCTACCCGCTCGGCGCATCCAAGGTAGAGGGCGAGTCGGCGGACCGGGAGTACGCCACGAACGCTCCGGAGGCCAATGATCCGCAGGTAGACCTGTCCGTGGATCCGGACGCCGCCAAGGACCGCTAGACCATGACCGGTCCCGAGGTGGCGCAGGAGTCACTGCGGTGCGCTCCCGGCCCGCGCAGCCGGTGGCGGATCGGCCCCTACGAGTTCGAGCGCTGGCCGCGATCTGAGTCGGGTCCTGGGTCCGCCGGCCGGTGGGGATGCTGCTACCGGAACTCCCGAGGCGTCGGGAACTGCCGGTCTCCTCTCGGCGCGTTCCTGGCCCTGCGGCGCAGGCTGCGCGAGCCGCCTCCGCCGCCTCAGGACGGCCCGTGAGCGTTTCGTGGGACCCGGCTAATCCTGGCGCGGTCAGCAGCACCCTGGACGACCAGCCCGTGCCGGACGACGACTACGTCTGCACCCGCTGCACGCGCAACCAGTGCGAGAGATGCACCGAGCGGGGCTGCGGATGCTGTGCGGGCGTCCCGGAGGACTGACAGCATGACTGCCCGCTTCCGCCGCCAGCGCCGGAACCGCGTCCCGATCGAGATGGCCGAGGGCCGGCGGGGAACGCACTGCCTGCCCGAGACCGGCCTGCCGGAAGGCTTCGTGCTGCCATCTGCCGCGCTCACCCCGCCTGCTGACCTGCGACGGCGAGGAGGCGGCATGGCCCAGGTCGCCCACGTCGAGGTCACGCTCACCGACGTGCAGCCCGTGGCCCGGTTCATCGCCGCAGTGTGCCGGGCTGACGCCATGATCCGGTCGATGACGAAGGCGGAAGCGGCGGCACTGCCGGAAACGGTGGCGGCAGGCGTGGCCGAGCTTCAGTCGGCTGTCACGGATCTCGGTGCCGTGCGCGACCCTGCGGAGGACTGATGCCGGTCTCCTACTGCGCGCCGAGCGACATCCGCTCCGCCGTGGCGGGTACGGACGACGGCACGGGGACGTGCGCGATGCTCACGGATGCGCAGCTCAGTGCGGCGATCAAGCAGGCGTCCAGCAAGGTCAGCGCCTACGCGGGTACCGCCTGGTACACCGATGCCGCGGACCCCACGATCACGGTGCCAGACCTGGTCTTCAACCTGACGGTGCAGATCGCGACGTTCTACGCCACGCTGACGTACCGGAAGGGCAAAGACCTCAGTCAGTACGATCCGGTCATGCTGGGCTATGCCGACGCGATGGCCACGCTCAAGGACATCATCAGCGGCAACATCGAGGTCGAGCCGGTGCCTCCGGGTGACCCGGTCGCGGCGGGCGGCCACGTGATCAACACGGTTCCGCGGTCGTTCACTTACGAAGACAGCGGCGTCGAGCCGGACGGCCGGGGCGGGATCACGGCAGCGGGAGCGCCCGGGTCGCTGCTGCGCGACGGATGGTACTGACCGGCCGTGCTGGTCGAGTGCCACCACAAGAAGGCCCGCAAACCGCACCGCAAGCCCGTCAAGAAGAAGGCACCCCCGAGCAAGCACCGCACGGCGGACGGCAAGCCCGTCCACCACAAGCCCGCGAAGACGCGCACGGCGGCCGGGAAACCCGTGCCGGGGCCGAACCGGACCGCAGCGGGGAAACCGGTGCCGAAGAAGCATGTGCACCACAAGCCCGCGCACAAGAAGCCGGTGCATACGAAGCCGGCGAAGCATCACTGACGGAGCGTGGTCATGCCGCTGGTCATGGTCACCGTTACCGGCGACTTCCCGAACGCCATCGGCCAGGACGCGTCGGTCACGTTCACGCCGAGCGCGGACCTGGACGACCCCGCCGACGCCGAGTTCGTCGCCATGGTGCCTGATGCGGTGGACCTGTCCGCGACCGGTGCCTTCTCGGTGCCGCTGATCAGCACCGGCAACGCCCAGATCGTGCCGGCCGGCTGGCAGTGGCAGGCCGTGCTCACGGTCGGCGCCAGGAGCGGCACGTTCTCGTTCTACCTGCCCGAGACGCCCAATCCGGTGGATCTCACGGCGCTTATGCCGCCGGGGTGGCAGCTTTAAGCTGACCGGCGATGACGCCCGCAGGTGCAGCCGGGCTCGCACTTGGGGCTACCGCCTACAGGGTTGTGAACGAGGTGGCGCTTGCAGGTGCACCCCGGCGGACATGGCTTGGTGCCGCCGTTGCCCGGCCGGGAGGTGTCACCCACGCGCCTGTTCTCCGACGCTGGCCGCGCCTTCAGGTGTGCCGGGTTGCAGCAGAGACGGTGCGGGCACTTGGTCTTGAGCTTGCAGACCTTGGGGTCGTGGCAGGTGTGGTCTATGTCGGTGCGCTCGCCGGGAAACTCGGGGATTGAGCC